GGAAAGTAAAACTACCATCTGAATTTCTAACTAATACGTGAGGCATTGTTGCCTCGTCAAATCTATATGTAATACCTGGTGCTACTGTTTCTTTCCATGTTCCATCACCAAAAATATCTGTGGCATCACTAGAGTAAGTGGGTGGATAGTCTGCGTTAACTACAAACTTCACGTAGTAATCGTCATACCTAGTAGCTTGAGAGCCTTGTACTTTAACAATGAAACCGTCATAAGCCTTGATAGGTAAGTCATCCAAGTCATCGACAACACTTTTAATTACTTTGGTTCCTTCTCCTGTTTTATCATCTTTGCTTGTTAATGTGTAATCACTTCCATCATCTTTCTTGATATGAATTATGTAGTCGTCATTGTTGACAGTGTATCCACTAATTGTATTTAATTGATCTGCAAGTTCATCTGCAATTTTGACTGTTGATAGCTTCTCTTGCGGTACTACTGTGCAATTACCAGAGTTGTTGCTTGAATCGTTTTGAACTCCTGCTGTGTAATAGAATTGGTTAGTACTAGCAGAAGTCACTTCATAAGTGCCTGCTACTCCACCAGATGCAGTGCTAAAAGTAATTTTAAACTTATCACCTGTTACTAATCCATGTGCAGTTGCGTTAACTAAAACGCTAGAACTGTTGGCTGCCTGAGAATAAGAACATTCAATTTGTTCTCCACCAGCAGGAGGTGTTGTATATGTTTTAGTTACACCGCCTAATGTAACGCTGTACTCAGTGTCATAGTTTGCAACCTTAATAAACACCATCGCCGTGGGATCAGTGATTGTTGTTGGCGACAAGTCAGTGGACATAGCCACTTCTTTTTCTTTGTTAACAATGAATGTGTAGTCAGCAATAGATGCAACCCTGAACATCTCTGAAGGATGACCAGTTACATCTAAATAACTAACTCCGTCTGGTGTTGCAGGAGTTACAAGTGTTCCGTCTAGGTTTGCTACCTTGATTGCACCATCTTGAATGATGATGATGTAGTTAATATCATTAGTCCTTGAAACCATGTGAACAAATGGTCGGACTGTTGATTTATTTTCAATAAATAAACGAGCAACATTATTTAGTGGTGGCCTTTTCTTTAGTCCTTCAATTGGACTCGACATACAATTAACTACTTCCTCTGCCTGTGATGCCAACCTCAAGGCAGGCGGCTGTTGGCTAACTCCATTAATGAGGTTAGGTATAGAAGAAGTAATTAAAGGCATGACTATCTAAGAACAGTACGACTTGGTTGGTAAGTCTGAAATACTCCTGTGTGGTTAGGATTACCTCTAATCATATTGTGATCTCCTGCATTAGTTTCTTCTTCTAAGAACTGTGCTCTTGCTTCTGCTTCTGCTGTGATATTGATCTGACTTAGATCTGCACTACCTAGTATCTGTTCTTGCAGTGTGCGACCTGCCTTCGTCATTATGTATTGACGAGCGTGTTCAGGTAGGTCAGTCCAATCAAGAATGTAAGTTACATCTGCTGTTAGATCCTCTTCAAAGATAGAAGTATTCTTTCTTCTGTCGTATAGCTTCAATCCTCTTTGCACTACCTCATTGTCTGGGTATTCATAAGGATCAATCTTAACTCTGCTTATATCTGAACTTAAATCAATTTCATTAGTACCAGCAGTACGAGTCAAAGTTCTTTCATAGTCAGTATTAAATGACCACCCTTCTGCTTGGATTGTTCTGCTTACTTCTTTGAGAGTATCGTTTGCTTGCTTTGCAAGACCGAACTGACCAGCCAAGGAGTTAACAGGTGCTTCACCCATCATCCTTAATACTTTGTTGACTGCTTCTAGCTCTGAAGTGAGGTTAAGACCCATAAGAAAAGAGGGGGCATATAGCCCCCACGGTAATTAGCTGGTTGCTGTGTATATCTCGATAGCACAGTCTGGGCGAAGTACGCCAGTACCATGAGCCATAGATCCGACCATAAATGTACCCTGCCATAATGCGTGTACATCGGAACCAGTTTGTTCCATCTTCAGATCCATCAACTTCACAGTACCAACAGCCTGCTTGTTGAACACAAGTCCAACGCTGTCTGTGTAGTCAGCATGGTATGTGTTGTTCTCACCAGTTACTTGAGAACGGTTTGTAGTTGGCAAGTGGTTAGACTTAACGATGCTGATACCAGCTACCTTTAAGACTGTTCCATCTGCGTATGCTCCAGAACCACCCCAGTCTCTGTTGAGTACGTCTGTTGTTTGAGCGATTTTATAATATTCAGTTGGGCCAAGAGCTAAGTATCTCCCGTCCTCTGGAATATTATCTATATCCATTTGCTCTGCTGCTGACCACATAGCACTGACTAGCTGTGCCCCTGTGATAGCTGACTTACTAGAAGCAACAATCTTGATACGAGTACCACCAGGTAGGTCAGTGTTGAAGTTAGTAGCTGTTCTTGCTGCTTGGCAGATAGTAGCTGCTACGTTCTTATCAAATGTGTACGCTAATGCGTTACCCATCTCAGTTGTATACTGAGACCTCACGTCATAATGGTTCTTAGCCTCATCAATGTCTGCAACGAATACGTTCGATACGAGTTTGTCATCGATGTTGATAACAGCTTCAGCATGCTTGATAGCATTACCTGTAAGCTGTGTACCTGGCGTATGGTATGCTGTACTGCTTAATCCAATGATAGGAAACTGAGCAGATTTACCAGATTTGATTGTGCGTACAGTGTGTAACGACTCAAACACAGTCGCTTTACGGAAGGCAGACAAGACCTCCCCCGAAAACGTCTTTAAGAATAATGCGTCATAGCTAGTTCCTGTATTGTTTACAAGACCTAGCCGTGAGCTAGTAAAATTAGCCACGGAAAAAAGAAAGAAAGGTTGCCCTTCACTATCTCTTCAACGCAGGGTATCCCTCGCAAGGGGCCGTTGTCTCTACGAGAATGTTTAGGTTGTTTATATAATACCCCTTACAACACTTTTGAGCGACTAAGTTTTTCTTGTACCTCTTGTCTATACGCTTCATCAGTTGCGTATCGTTCATCATTCATAGCAGCTACTACCTGTGCAGTTGACTTGAATTTAGTGGTGTCTGCTCTAGCTGCTCTACCTCCGACAAGCTTGGGTTCTCTTGGTGCGTTGTTCATATAAGCAGCTTGAATACCAGCGACAGCAATCCTTATTTGATGTGGGTTGCTAGTCTTAAGCATGTTATTAAACGCATCAACTTCTGCTTTGTCTAAGTTTCCAGCAGCCCATGTAATCATATCGTTGTAGACCTGCTCACCTCCAAACTCATTCTTAATTGCTGCTACTTCTTTAGCTGCAAGCTGTGAATCTTGTTCTGCTCTGTACTGCACACCATCTAGGTATGCTTCGACCATATCCTTACTAAAGCCAGCACCTTCTAATGCTGCGTAGTCGTCATCATCTAGCTTGCCTGTCTCTTGCCATTTAGTATTCATCCCTTGGTAATCGACACCAGCTTCATCAAGGCGACTACCTATGTATTCACCATAGATTTCTGAAGCGTTGGCTGGTGCTGCTTCTTCCTTTGATTCAGATACTTCTTCTGTCGTTTCTTCTTGACCACTTAACTTCTTCTGAAGTTCTGCATATCCTTTTTCTAACTCTTCAACAGACTCATACTTGCCAGCAAATTTAACTGGCCCATTCTGTTCTGATTCATTTACAAGTGCTTGATCTTTTGCATCTGCCTCCTGTTCAGGAGATAACGCACCTGTCTCTGGTTCGGAAATAGTAATTGCTTCTGGCATTGGATGTGATGGGTGAAAGGTTGTTATTTGATAGTGATGTGCCGTTCGCCGTCTTTAGTAACTTTTGGCTCTTTATCTTTCTTCTTCTTAGCAACTGGCTTCTCTTCTTTGATAGTAGCTAACTCTCTAGGTTTCTCCTCCTTGGACTGGGCCACTGGGGAGTCCTTGGGCTGCTGCCCCGAGATCGGGGACGGTGTTAGGGATGCTTCCTGCTGCTCCGTCTTCGGAGTTTCCTGAGAATTGGGGGCCATAAGGTGAACCTGGTTGGGTGTAATTGTCAACGGCTTTAGCCATAGCAGAAGACTTCATTGCTTCCATCATCTGCATCTCTTGCTGCTGTTGTTGCTGTTGAGCTTGTGCAGCAGCAGCTTCTTGCTGTAGTTGCTGACTTGTTTTGACTAAGTTTGTCGTATCTATTGAAGCACTAGCTGCCAATCTTCGCAGTGCTTCTTCGTAATTTACATACTGTTGTGCTATCTCTGGGCCTAGTACCTGCTGAGTAATAGTTAAGAACTCAGTTAACTTATTCATATCATCACCTCTACCTATACCTTCAAGACCTGTCACTGCTTTTGGTTGTACTAAAGGATCACCTGTCTCTTGACTGTTAGGGAACTCAGGTAGTTTGCCTTTCTTCTGTAACATATAGATCAACCTGCGTACCAGTGGTAGCTGTAGTTCTTGAGTAAGTATTGAGTAGAAGGCTCCGATTGAGGCTTCCAAGCTTTGAGCCATATATTTTATTTCTTCTGCTGTAACTCTTTCACCTGGTCGTTGTACTGCTTGGTTAAGTAAGAAAGCAAACTCTAGTCTCTGCTCTATACGCTCAATCATATTCATTGTGATTTGTAGATCAGCCTGCTTTTGAGCTTGAACGACAGTCACATCAGCAGCGTTCCCTTGAACTATTGCACCATTTGCTGCACTGCTGAGGGTACGTGGTCTAGTAGTTCCATTGGGATTTACAAGGAACAGAACCTTGGAGGCTGCTGCTGCTGCTTCAATGGATGCTTGATATAAAGATTCAAGTGCAGTCAAGTCACCGTAGTATTTTTCGACATGACTCCTTCCATATTCTTCTCCACTTTCAACTCGCTCATACCTCAACACAATCCAAGGACTTACATCCATTGGACACATGCCGTATGTATTAGGAATCTCTTTACCTTTACACTCCTGATACCAGCGAGTGATACCGTTTTCAGTCTTAACACACGTATGTATCTTTACTGTCTTCTTAACTGGGCCTAGCTTCTCATCTTCTTCCTCTTGGTCAGGGAGGAATCCATCTGGCAATGCTTCAGGATATACTTCTTCTTCTATCAAGATCTCAGTTATATGATCCATTGGATCACGAACGACACAATAGTTTTGTAAATGTATTGTCCTGATCCTGTCTTCTTGTACATAAAGAAGGACATTACCTGTTACTAGCAACTGTTGAAATGCCTGAGCAAGTGATGCTCTTGCACTCATGGTTTCTGCCATAGTCATCACAGCTTGCTCTACCTTTACCAATGCTGTGTCGAGTTCTGTCTTAATCTCTGGCCCTTGTTCTTCTATTCTTAATGCAAGGCTGTCAATCTCTAGCTTGAACCAAGGAGTATTAGGAGGAAAGAGAGTTAAGTTTAATTTGTTTTGTAAGTTACTAACACCCATTGCACCTGTTGATTGCCAAGGTGTCTTGAGTTTTCCATGATCTCCCATGTTGGAGTCAGGGCAGGCAGCAGGGTTAGTTACCTTTGCACAATCTCTAGCTCTTTGAAGGAAAGGATCACGGTTAGTTTTTAATTGATCGTATCTACCAGCAAGGGTAGTACCTTTCTTTTTATCCTTGGCTCCTTTGCCTGGAACTAAGTCAATAGGGTCAATTCTTAAGTCCATTTACTGTGGGATGTAAAGGCTTTTAGCCGCATGTGCTGACGACTTGGTTGGTGCTTTCTCTTGCTTAACTGGTGGGTTTATGAATTGTCTTTTGCCGCTACCTTTAAACCATCTTTTAGAATCTAGTGCTGGTGCTGCTACTCCTGCTGTCTTTTCTGGTGGTGGAGGAGGTGCAGCTTGTGACTGTGCTTTTTGTTCTCTATATCTAGCTTGATTATCTGCTCTAGTTAATTCAAACTGTCGCTTCTGTTCTTCCATCTGCTCTTTCTGTAAAGCAAGGTTCTCTTGATGACGCTTCTCTGCATCCTTCCTAGCTTCTTCATTAGAGCCGCCACCGCCACCGCCACCACACATAGCTAATCTCTGTAGTTACTTAATGATAGCTTGATATTACTATGAGACTATTCCAAGTGTACGGATGTTGCCTGTTGGCTGGTACTTGTTAGTAGTAAAGCCTCTTCTTCCTTGGCCTGAAGCTATTGCTCTGTCTTCTAGTTTTAGTGCCTTGTCTGCTGCTGTTGTGCTTTTATTTCCTGTCTCTAAATTAATAATTGTATTGCCACCACCTGTTCCACCTGTCATTACAGGTTTTGGTGGTACATAGTTAGAAGTTTTAGGCCCACCTGAAAGAGTAGTTTGCCAGCCTTCACCCCAATCTATATCTACGTCTTGCCCTGGTGTTAAACCAAGATTACTGTCAGTTGTTGAATGATCTATTGCTGGTGCTGTACTGTAAAGTGTTCCATCTCCACCAGCTTGGAACCATTTATTTTTTGCCGTGTAATCTCCTTGAGCAATAGATAATTGACCAGCAGGAGTTTCAGCCCAAGTCGCAAGGTCTAATTTGTCAGCACCACCTGAAGTGAATTGTGTGGCGTCTACATTTTGAACACCAGTTGGGATAGTAAAAGGATTAGCACCACCACCGCCAGGTAAGACAGGCCCATCCTTTTGGTAGTTAGCCATGTGAAAGTCATGGCCTGTTGTTGATGTTTGAGTACCAGTGTTGAACGGTACTGCTGTGATCCTGTAACCACCAGGGGCAGTACTATCTGGCACGTATTGCCATGAGTAAGGTGTGCCTGTTATTTGATTTCCGTCATCATCAGTAGCGACTACCTGATTGCCATCGTCATCTAGCTTGATGTTCCCCTCGTCATCTAACTCATACTGAGTAGCAGTTTTAGTGCCAGTGGGATTTAAAATATTGCCATCAGCGATTGCTTTCGCATGTAAGTTTAAATATTTTTTTTCTGTTATTAAATCACCATCACCATCAACACCTGTCTTTATTTCTAATGGATTCCCATACCCTATTGTTCCAAACTTCTTATAGTTCTGGTGGCCTGTGTTAGCTGAAATGTCAGACGTTACCTGATCAGTTGCCAGTTTGTAAGCTTCGTCCCAACTCTTGCCTTGTGCTAAGTGGCTTTGTATGTCTTGTGTCGTTTGATAGCCCCACCACTCACTACCTTCTTGTCCGACAGTATTACCTTGCAACATTCCATAAGAATAATTCTGGTGATCTAAATAGTTTTCAAGGTTAGATGTTTGTAACTTAGTAGACCAGTCTTCTGTTCTAACACCTAATGCAACATCATGGTCTTGGTGTTGGAACCAATCAGGTACACCTGCTACTCCTTTGGCCTCTGAAGATCTAGCTACGTTTCTTCTTACTGCTGTATCAGCTATCTTTGCTGCTTGTTCAGGTGTTTTGCCAGCAGCGATAGCATCAGCCTGTGCCTTGTCATATTCAGCAGACCAATAAGCCAAACCCTCTGCACCAAAGTCTCTATCTAAAAGGCTCTGACCTATGTTCTGTATTGCTGCTGTCGTTGCCATCTTTACTCGATGTTGTTCTGCTCATTATATACAGATCGCAACATTCTTACTAGCTCCACCTGTCCACCGTACCTCCATATCTCTCGGTCATGTGCATCTATTGATGGACATTTATCAGGGTAGATCTCTTCTAGTTTTCTAATAAGTACCTCATCTATTTGAGGCCAGATGTCTTCATCAATCATGTGGTGGGTGGTTCCCAGAGGGATACTTCTTGCTTATGTAAATTGTACTCGCCATGTCTCAAGATTCTAGTGAGTCGTGCTGAAAGTAATGCTGATTTGTATGTAAGTTTCCTCTTCTCGTAAGCACCTATCACCTTGTCCCACATATCAGAAAGGGTTTCGGAATCTCCCAAAATTTTTTCAGCAGTTTTTGGCCCGACACCTACAAGGCCAGGAATATTATCTGTCCTATCACCACATAAAGTTTGCACCATCCAGTTTCTATTTGCCCTCTTTTCAGAAATGGTTTCAAGATCTCCATTCCTCAGAAGAATACAGGGTGTTGATCTCATATCTTTATCGCCTGAGACTATGACACGAGTGGGGTGTTGCTCCTCAGTTGCAAGTATGCTCATCACATCATCAGCTTCAAGGTTGGGATAGGTAGCGACATCGTGATACCTTCTCACTGCTTCAGCTACATCTTTAAATGCCAAGGGTTTACGCTTGCCTATTCGATTAGCTTTGTACTCGTTATAGATCTCATGTCTAAAGGTGGGATAGTCAGAGAAGCACATGATGACCTTGCCTTTATCACCAGTGATGGACTGGTATTCTTCTAGCTTCATAGCTATATAGTCCAACGCATCACGTTCATCTGATACAAGTACGTGTTGATAGTCGTTGAACTTAAAGTCTTGTTCTGCTGCACAGCAGGCAGAGTAAACAAGCATGTCAGCATCTATTAGTAGTGTCATTGGAAGAAAGTTGTTTGTTGTACTAGGCGACCAGTCTTCTCGTCATAGAGCAGGGTGTCGGCATCCCCTGTTGAGCCACTAAATCTATTTTTGA